TGGCTTTGCGAGTGAGCAAGTTGGATGTGGGAAATATAGGTATATTTTCAATTTTAAGGAGTACTCAAAATGAAAGCAATTTGTTATGAAAATACAAAAACAACTATACCCAATTGGGATTCTAATGATAAATTAGAACAACACTGTCCACTTGGATTTGCGTATGAAATAGATGGTTTTTTTGTTCATTTTTATGGAAGTTCAAGGGGGTTATATTCGATATCTCCAGGATTGACAGTACTGGAAAAAAGAAAACAAGATACCTTAGATGAATGGGTAAAAAAACGTTTTGGAGCCAAAAATATTACACAAATGAATTCAGATGTAGGTTACACTACAAAATCTATTTGGCGTCCAGGATTGTTTTTTGTTAATGAGCTTGAACAAGGTCTTGGATTCAATAATTATTTGCGCCAAGAAGAGGAACAAGAAATACTACTTTTATTTCAAAAATTAATGGATATTTTTACATATATTGAACCACACAAAAATAATATTAATGTTTATGGACACCATATTCGTGAATTATTATTATTGGCTTGTACAGAATTTGAAAGTCAATGTATATCTATACTTAAAGTTGCTGATATTTTACCAGTAAAACAAAGGTATACAACGCAAGATTATTGTCTATTAATTGATCATTGTTTTTTAAAGGAATATAAAGTACGTTTTAAAAGCTATAAATTTCTTGAACCTATTGAACCATTTTCATCTTGGAATGTAAGTCTTCCTACCCAATCATTAATTTGGTATGATGCTTATAATAAAACAAAACATAATAGAGAAACAAATTTTTATCTTGCAAATCTTGAAGCACTGTTAAATGCTATTGTTGCTAATATAGTTCTTTTCTCTGTTAGATTTGGACCATATACACTGTTGCAGTCAGGTACATTATTATCAAGTTATATTAACCAGTATATTAGTTTAGAGTTGACAAACCCTGATATTAAATCTTTTTATATACCTAAACTGAAAATAAAAGAAAATACGCGGAATGATTTTTTTCTGCTTGATTCATACCAAGCTAAATTTAATTTACCATGGATTACGACGAAAAGTATCATCAGTGAGAAAATTAAATAATAGTCCTAGATATTCGACTGTGTTAGGAGTTGCCACAATGTATAAAGTTGCAGGTATAGCTTGATACCTTATGGTGAAAGGAAAGTAAACATTGTAAATGCGAGGTTTACTATATTTTTCACTTGAGATTTTATATTATTTATAAAGGGGTAAAGCTTTTTGCTTATTTATTAATGGAGAGGGTGAGGATATTGCTTATTGATGAGGTGATTTCTTATTGTGATGAAAAATATTCTTTGCGAGGTCCATGTGAAAACTGTACTCATATTGGTAAATGTTCTGGGGGATGTAAATGTTGTCTTGAAGAGATACACTTTCCTAAAGGGAATTCTTGTGACAAAAAAGAATATGATTGTGATAATTTGATTAATTTTTATGTATGTGACTACTCTTATAAATATGCTTCTGAAATTTGGTATCTCTTGCGGAAAAGCGAAACAATTAATTCGATGGGGAATTATAATATACTTTCCATTGGATGTGGCGGTTGTCCAGATTTAATGGCATTTGAGTCTTATGTGGAAGAGTGTGGAAGAAATAAGACAATATCATATACAGGAATTGATAAAAATGAATTATGGAAACCTATTCATCATCAAATTGAAATTTATCATAATCATATTATTAGAAATGTGGAGTTTAACTATGATGATGCTATTGATTATTTTGAAAAATACTTTGTGGATGATATTAATGTATTGATTTTACAATATGTGATTTCATATTTTTATAATACCGATCAAATTAAAAAGATAGATGAATTTTTTTATAATTTAGTTGACAGTTTACTTATCCAAGGAAAACAAAAAGGCAATTTTGTTATCATAATTAATGACGTAAATAGTTGTTATCGTGGCCGTGAATACTTTTCAAATATTGTTAAAGATCTTTCTGCAAAAGGATTTAATGGAATGGTTAGTCATTATTATTTTCCCTACAATATCAAAAATGAGAATCAGGAGTATGGAATTAAACATTGTAGCACAGATCTTTTATATGGGGAAATACCTGAAAAACTATATAAATATGAACCACCAACGCATTGTTCTAGTGCACAGTTATTAATAGAAGTGAATAAGGAGTGAATACTGTGATAATAAGTGCAAGTCGGAGAACGGATATTCCAACATATTATTCTGAATGGCTATTTAACAGACTGAAAGAAGAATATGTTTTGGTTAGAAATCCGATGAATATTCACCAGATAAGCAAAATCAATTTATCTCCTGACATTGTTGACGGAATTGTATTTTGGACAAAAAATCCTATTCCTATGCTTGGTCGACTTTCGGAACTTGAAAAATACAAGTTTTATTTTCAATTCACTTTAAATTCATATGGTAAAGATGTTGAACCTAATATCCCATCAAAAAGTAAGATTATTATTCCTGCTTTTCAAAAATTATCTAAGGCAATTGGGCGAGAAAAAGTGATTTGGCGATATGATCCGATTTTCTTTAACGAAACATATACTATGGAATATCATTGTAAATATTTTAAAATTTTATCAGCAAAACTTGGGGATTATACAGAAAAGTGTACTATCAGTTTTCTTGATTTATATAGGGATACTGTTCGTAATACACGATCACTTCATATTCAGCAGGAAACCAAAGTACAACAAATTGAAATCATGCAGCAGTTTTCTGAAATTGCTAAACAGTACGGCTTTTATATTGATACTTGTGCTGAGAGTGTAGATTTTAGTAAATTCAATATTACTCATGCCCATTGTATAGACAAAGAAAGGTTTGAAAGGATTGGTAAATATAGGCTTCTTGTTGAAAAAGACTCGAATCAACGACCAGAATGTGGATGTATCGCGAGTATAGATATAGGAACATATAATACTTGTAAAAATGGTTGTTTGTACTGTTATGCAAATTACAGTCATAATACAGTTGTAAAAAATACTCAAAAGCATAATCCGCATTCAGCATTATTATTTGGTGAAATACATCCTGATGATGTAATCAAAGAACGAAAAGTCAAATCTTGTAAGGAATGTCAAACTACTCTTTTTGATTATACATGAGAACGTTTTGGGGTTTGTCAAGTTAAGTGTGTAAGTTTTTTTAGGTATCATAAAAGAAGATGCGTTACCAGTGATTGCTGGCTTTAAAATTTCTCGTATTTCAGGATACGAGCTTGCAGCTTATCATCCATAGCCAACTGGTTTCTGACCATCGCCCAGTTCTGGATATGATGCCCTTCCCACTTGGCATAGAGTTCCTTTACCCTGAGATAGAGAACCTTGAAGACAGATTCCTCGCTGGAGAACGAGCCCTTCTTGGTGACTTTTCGGAAGCTGGAATTCACGCTCTCTATCGCATTGGTGGTATACATCACCTTCCTTACGGCACTGCCATAGTTGAATAGTTGCTGGACATGCTGCCAGTTCCGCTTCCATGTTTCTACCGCACCGGGGTACTGGCTCCAGGCCTGCTTGAACCGCTCGAATTCGGCCTCAGCACTCTTCAGGTTCACGGCTCCATAGACCTTCCTGAGCTGGGTCGTGTAGGCCTTGTAATCCTTGGATGGGATGTACTTGATGGAGTTGCGGATCAGATGGACGATGCAGCGCTGCACGACCACCTGGGGGAAGATGGACTTTGCTCCCTCTTCCAAACCGGAGACACCATCCATGCAGATGAATCCGACATCTTCAACGCCACGGGCCTTCAGCTCATCGAATATCTGCATCCAGTTATGTTTGCCCTCCGTCTCGTTCATCCAAAGGCCCAGGACATCCTTCGAGCCATTGATGTCATAGCCGAGGATGACGTAGACAGCGTGGTTCTTGGTCTCATAATCCTTGCGTACAGAGACGTACAGGCAGTCTACGAACAAGAAGGGGTAGAAGGGGTTCAGAGGACGTGTCTGCCAATGCTGGACTTCGTCCATCACTCGGTCTGTGATGTTCGAGATGCTCTCTGCGGACAGCTCGAATCCATAGATGTCATCAATCGTCTTGGCAATATCCCGCTGGCTCATGCCGCGTGCATACATGGCCAGTACCTTGCTCTCGATCCCTGTGACATCCTTGGTGCGTTTGGGGACTACCTGGGGCTCGAAGGTAGATTCGCGGTCCCGTGGGACGCGGATGGGGACCTCGCCGACCGAAGTCTGGATGGTTTTCTCCGTATAGCCATTCCGACGGTTGGAGGTTTCCTTCTTGCTATGATCATTGGAGCTATACCCGAGATGGTTATCTATCTCGCCCTGCAGCATAGCTTCGAAGATAGGACCGAACACGTCCTTCAGCGCTATCTGCATGTCTTCCTGCGTCTTCGGCTGGTATTGTTCCATGATGAGCTTGGCGATTGCCTGGCCTTTCTCACTCGGGTTTCTACGTTTCTTCATCAGTGCTGTACTCAATTCCTTTCAACCTGCTTTCTGATAGTGTACCGCACCTCGACAAAAAAATGAAGTGCGTAAGTTAGTAAATTGGTTACCGGTAACTTACACACTTCATTTTACACTCCCACGTTTTGTATTGAATGATATAGGATGCATGTAATTATTTCTCCACATCCACTGTCACACCCGATTTGAATTTTACAGTACAGCTATCCTCAAACACGTTTATGGTTTCAATTAACTGCCGAACAAGATGCTCGTCAAATTGGGTGATGGCAGTGGATTGTGTTTTTAGGAAAGCAGCCATATCCTCTATGCGGCTGCGGATCTCATCCTGATTGGCACTTTTTGCCAGCGCTTGCTGTTTTTGTTCGCGCAGGTGGTAGATTTCTTCGGCAACATCGTCATAACCAGCCTTGGAACTTGCCAGCTTTACAAGCTGTGTTTGCAGTTCTTCCAGTCGGGTATCGATAGCTGCCAGCGTTTCATCATTGTTATGGTTGAGAACGGTTTCAATATTATGCTGCAGCATGGTAAGAAAATCTTTCTTCTCGCATAGTACCTGGTTGATGGCCGTTAGGCAGACCTGCTCAAGTGCTGGCTCAGATATGGTGCGGGCATCGCATTTGCACGTATGGTCTACTCGATTGACACAGCGCCAGACGATGGATTTCTTTCCTCGATTGTTCCAGTGTATCCGGCGGAATATCTCGCCACATTTACCACAGCGTATCCGTTGGGAAAAACAATGGTTGCTGCTGTAGGTCAACTTCCTCCCGTTTTTCAAGTGAATAGAACTTCGCCGTACCATTTCTTCCTGCACCTGCAGAAATATGTCGCGGGGGATAATGGCTTCATGGTTATCTTTTACATAATACTGTGGCATGATGCCAGTATTCTTGACGCGCTTTTTGGTAAGGAAATCCACCGTATAGGTTTTCTGCAAGAGGGCATCACCCATATATTTTTCATTCTGTAAAATTTGTCTGATATTACTGTCCCGCCATTTGGTGTGGCCAGCACCGTTTTTCAACCCGTCCGCTGTCAGGTTGCGGGCGATTTTTAGCATACTGGCACCCTCAAGATATTCCCGGTAAATGCGTTTTACTATTTCTGCTTCCTCCGGAACTATGACCATGTGTTTATTTTCATCCTTGGCATAACCGAGAAAATGATTGCAGTTGATTTGTACTTCACCCCGTTGGTAGCGGTACTGCAGGCCCAGCTTCACATTCTGGCTTAGGGATTGGCTTTCCTGTTGGGCCAAGGATGCCATAATGGTAAGCAGTACCTCGCCTTTAGAATCCATTGTATTAATATTTTCTTTCTCGAAAAAGACGGGAATGTGCTTGTCCTTTAACTGCCGGATGTATTTCAGGCAGTCCAGCGTGTTCCGGGCAAACCGGCTGATGGATTTGGTAATAATCATATCAATCGTACCTGCCATGCAATCTTCAATCATGCGGTTAAATTCATCCCGCTTTTTGGTATTGGTACCGGATATCCCATCATCAGCATAGATTCCGGCCAGTTTCCAGTCCGGATGATTGTGGATGTAGGTGGTGTAGTGCTCGATTTGTGTTTCATAACTGGTGGCCTGTTCGTCGCTGTCGGTAGAAACCCGGCAATATGCAGCCACACGGCATTTTGGCTTTTCTTCAGTATGGCTTCGGTGTAGATAAGTTCGTGCTGGAATGATCGTGACATTCCGCGTCTGTAATTCCATATATGGATTCCTCACTTTCTATTAAACTGTAGGCATATTCAGCTTGCTGAAATGGATCAGTATAGGTTTGCGTTTTTTCTGCAAGGGAGAAGGTGGTGGGGTATAGAACCGGTGACGCTTTTTTAGGTTCCCGGATGCGCCCCAGTTTTTTGGCCCGGCTGGTGATTTCCTTTTGTGCCGCAGTAAACGTATCGGCATCAATAATAGCCGGATAATAATCATCACCGATATAGTGTGTCGTTTGCAGAATATGGCGGATACCACTGTGGAAGGCGTGGATCGCTGCCTCTTTCGCAGCCGTAGTCAGTGCAGCCCCGGCAAGATAGGCTTGGAACAGCACTCGTATTTTTTCGGCTTCCTCCACATCCACTATTGCTTTGCCATTTTTAATCCGATACCCCAAAGGTGTATGGCTCATAGCTTACACCATCCTTTCCCGTAGCGTAATGCCGCATTTTAGCTTAAAGCCGATGTACGTTCGAGAGTAGACCAGAATTTGTTCTACAAATTGTTGGAATACTGCTTCGTCAAAGCCAGTTAGCATTTTCGCCTTACAAGTATACTGCAGTAATTTTCTTGTTTCGCGTACTGTTTTATTATCGTCATTCAAAAAATCTACAAGGGAATCCTTTTGGTGCTGCCATTGTTCAGCTTCCTGCAGCAGTTCGTTATTTCCTTTCTGGTATACGGCAGGTTCCAGATATTTTTTCGCCAGCAGGTACGCCAGTGTTTTTTGATGTTCGGCGTTTTCCGCAAGCTTTGTGTCTAGATCTTGAATAACTGTGATGCTGTCGTCCGAATGGAGGCTACGCAAACTGGCAAGCAGCGGCTTTAAAACAAAGGCATGACCAAAGATGAGCTTATTCATCATCGTAACAAAAGCATATTCTAGTGCTGCTTCCTTGATGTATTTTAACGAGCATTTTGTGGTATCTGCTACATGGGTGGCGCAGCACCAAGCTACATAGGAATTGTGACCGCCTTGGATACGCCGCTTGAAGGTAGCGCCACATTGATGGCATCGAATGATACCAGAAAACGGATAACGGTTCTGGTACTTTTTATCCTGTGGCAGCGCACCTTTTTCTTTGCCACGCTGCCGAATGACCTGCTGGGTTGCTTCAAACATGTCTTTGGTGATGATAGCTTCGTGGTGGTGTTCCACCCGGTATTTATCTTTCTCACCATGGTTATGATGACGATTAAAATGCGAATCGGTATAGGTTTTCTGGAAAATAGCATCCCCAGTGTAATTCTCGTTTTTCAATATGCCACGAACGGTTGTTGCAGTCCAATGGGTACCGCGTTTAGCCGGAATTTTCTTTGCATTTAATTCCTTGGCAATGGCATCCGTCCCGATACCGGCGAGCGTTTGATCAAACATGGCTTTTACAATTGTAGCCTGCTCCGGCTGCAGTACCAGTTTTCCTTCTATTACATCATATCCATATGGGGCGTAAGCAAGTTTAAAGGTGCCATTCTGGAAACGGCTCTGTATGGACCAGGTGCTGTTTTCGGCAATCGATACCGACTCGTTTTCTGCCAAGCCGCTTAGAATGGATAGCATGAGCTCGCTTTCCATTGAGCCGGTATTCAAGTTTTCTTTTTCAAAATAAATATAAACGGTAAGCTCCAGTAATTTACGGACCAGTTCCAAACAATCGGTGGTGTTGCGGGCAAACCGGCTGATAGACTTTGTCACAATGAAGTCTATTTTTTTATGCTCGCAATCATCTATCAGGCGGAGTAGGGCCGGACGCTTTTCTTTTTTCGTGCCGGTAATGCCTTCATCATAATAAATACCGGCAAATTCCCAGTCCGGATTTGCCGTAATGTAGGCTTCATAGTGTTTTCGTTGTGTGGCAAGGCTGACTAATTGCTCCTCACTATCAGTGGATACCCGGCAGTAGGCCGCTACCCGCAGCTTATGTTTTGGTGTAGGAAATACAAGCTGGCCTCCGATTTTTGTCACCGTTTTCATGGATTTTCACCTCCTTGTAGTGTGACATAGTACCTCTATATGCCGGATATATCAAGGAATAGAGGGCAATATGGCCGCTAATACTGGTGAAAATGTTTTTCGGTTTACTGCCGTTATTTTGGCAAATTCATTGGTAGAAAGCAGGCCTTTATGGAATAGGGACTGCAGTATGTGTTGGGCACGGACATAATCGACTTCGTGCTGCAGTTGTTCCTGTGATATTGACCTTGCTTCGGCTTGTAGCTTATTTGCTTCGAGTGTATGGTTGCTTAGTTGTTCGTTCATGGCAAATCATCTCCTTACAGATAGGCCATGAAATAGGGGAAAGTAAACCTATTTTGTTAGCCTTTATATCTGTAGTCGATAAAACAAGCTGCTATTCGAACCCAAGACATAAAAAAAGGACCTGCCAGAGTGATGAAACTCCAGCAGGTTCATGGTATATATTCTTATTTTCGCAGCTGCTTCAATGCTTCCTGCAGCCGATCCGGGATGGGAAGTCCCATCCGTGCGGCATTTTCCACAATGGAAAGTCCTTCATTGGATAGGTAGAACAAGATGGCGGCGGTCCGTAACGCGCTGCCGGAGCCAAGCATCGTCGCATCCAACGTATGAGCGACACCGACGAGTACAAAAAGAAGCACCTTCCGGCAGATGCCTATAAAGCCGATCTCGCTGGATAGCCGCCGCTCCCTGCAGGCGCATAATACGCCGGTAATGTAATCCAGACAGACAAACGTCAGCAGGGCATAGAGCAGATTGTCGAACCCGCCGATGAACCAGCCCAGCCAGGCACCGACAGCCGCACATCCGATTCGTATTTCATTCCATGTCATGAATTATCACCCCGCCAAGGTAGCCTTGATTTCCAGATACTGGTCCCCGTATTTTACATTATCAATAAACTGGATGTTATACTTCTGCCCGCGGAACTTAATGTTCCATTTTTCCGAGATATCCGAGCGGTACCGGATAACAAACGACACATCCTTTTCCAGATGAACGGCTGCGGCGAAGAAATACTGCCCGCCGTGGATATTGGTTACCTTGGCCCAGGTACTGCCCTTGCTGACCAGCGTGGTATCATACCCGCCCTGCCCATCAGAGACATTCTCCTCCACCATAAACTCAATCCGCTGCTTCATTTCCCCGATATCCATCAGAACACCTCATCCCGATAGGAAAACAGCATGGCCCTCATGAGCTTGATCATGGCATCGAAGTCCGCCGTATCCCGGTTCTCATACAGATAGGCCACGCCATACAGGATAGCCGTCTTGATGTCCTCCGGCAGCGTTGTGTAGTCGCTCAGCGGATGGCGCAGTACATTTTCCACCGTCGTTGTGGAGGATTGAATCAGACTGTCGATCAAAGCATCCTCCACATCATTATCAATACGCAGGTATAATTTAGCTTCGTCCCGTGTTACTGCCATGCTGCCACCCTTCCTTCTGTTATTTGCTGGCCTGTTTGAGCGTCTTGATGGCTTCCGGCAATACGATCTTGGCATCGACGCGCTGAGAGCCGAGAAAGCCGACCTGACCGGTAACCGCGTATAATTCGTTCAAACGCTTAAAGGTGCGGCCCTGCCGATCGGCAATCCAGTAGTAGGAGAAGTCACCGAACAGCACCGTCTTGGCATCAGCTGCCATCTGCGGCATATACCGGCTGGTGACGACAGGGCAGTTCAGAATCTTATCCGGCACATCGGCACTGACGGAAGGCTGCCAGATATACTGGCCCTGCGTATCCTTCAGCTTCCGAATGGCTTTGACAGTGCTTTCATGCAGCAGCAATGTAGCCGACTTGCGGTATGGTTCGCGGAGCGAATAGTACAACTCAATCAAATCGTCAAAGGTAATCGCCGTAGCAGAGGCGGCAGTCGAGCCATCCGAAGCACCGGCGGCATCAACGAGGATGCCGGACGGACGATCCGTTCCGGTGCCGGTGAGGAAGGCTTCTTCTTCGGCATTGCCCAGCCTGCGGGCGAACTCCTGCGCCATGTATCCTTCCAGGTCGAAGGCAGAATCGTTCAACAGTTCTTCGGATACCTTGACGAGCGTACCCAGCTTATGCGCCCCGATGGACACCTGGCCGAAGGTGGTGTTGCTTTCGGTGTAGGCGGCTTCTTCATCCGTCCATGCAGCGGTTCCTTCGCTGGCAACGACCGGAATCTTATGGTCGCCGCTTGCAGTCTGGATCACATGGGCAAGGGAGCGCAGCACATTTTCTTCTGCCAGCATCTGGATCAGCGTCCGTTCAAATTCGTCCGGTACCAGGTAGCCGCCCTGAGGATCGGCCCCTTCCTTTAAGGTGTTGCGGATTTCCGCACGGGACTTGCCGCGCATGCTGTCCCAAAAGGCGGGGGCATAGGCGTCGCTGAACCTGCCATGCTTCGTTGTATTTTGTTTTGCAGGCTTATTGACGATAGCACTCGAGGTTGGCTTGCTTAATTCGAGATCAATGGCAGCCTGCGTCTTCAGCCGGTCGATTTCCTTGCCCAGTGCCATGACATCGGCTTCCATCTTGTCATACGTAGCAGCATCTTCGGTGGAAAGCGTGTCACCGGCTGCCTGCTTTTCATCCAGAAAGGCCTTGGCCTGTTCCCAGATGTTGGCGCGTTTTTCCTGTAGTTCTAATAATTTACTCATATTGGTACCTCCATTTAATGTGTTAAGAGCGACAGCCGCTGCTGCAGCGACGCTACGGATATAATTGTTCGGCTTGTTGCCGGTGTTGGCTTGGTCTGCTTGGCGATGGCCTTATTGAGTAATGCATTGGTGACCTGTCGCCTAGAAAAGGAATAGCTCCCCATACTGGCAGCATCCTGCATCTGTTTACTATCGCTATCTGTTAAGATACTGTCGGCAAAACCGAGTTCGATTGCTTTTCCTGCATTCATCCAGGTCTCGGCATCCATCAGATGGGATAACTGGGTGCGGGAAAGTCCGGTCTTTAATTCATAGGCATTGATAATGGATTCCTTGACCTCGGACAGCATGGAGATGGCCCGTTCCATTTCATCAGTGTCGCCCATGGCGATCGTGAACGGATTGTGGATCATCATCAGGGCGGTCGGTGCCATATTGACGCTTGTACCTGCCATGGCAATCACGGAGGCAGCCGAAGCCGCAATACCGTCAATGTTGACGTGGACCTGTCCGGCATAATCCATCAGCATGGCATAGATCTGGCTGGCTGCTACGCAGTCGCCGCCGGGCGAGTTCAGCCATAAGGTGACATTGCCTTGTCCGGATGCCAGCTCGTTTTTAAACAGTTTCGGCGTTATCTCATCATCAAACCAGCTTTCCTCGGCAATGGTACCGTCAATGGTAAGAATGCGTCCAGTGTCATTACTGGTATTCCAGTTCCAAAACTTCTTCATGGGGTTTTCCCCTCGCTTTCGGTATAAAATTTTCCTGCCTGATCCAGTGGCAGCATATTGCCGTTGACCAGATACGTATCGCCGCCCTGTTCGGCAGGGATGCGGTTCATATCCTCAAGCTCCCGGATGTCGTTGGCGGAGAGCCAGCCGTTCTGCCTGCCAATGGCATACCCATTCATGCGGCTCTGGTAGTCGCCGCGCAGCAGGCCGTCCACATTAAACTTCGTAAAGACCTGCGAGCGTTCCGACGGCAGCACCAACTGCTGGTTCATGGCCTGTTCCCAGCGGACGCACCAGGGATTCAAGGTATATTTGACAAATTCCAGCGACTGCTGCTCGATATTGGAGAAGGTGGACTTTTCCAGATCCCCGACCATATGCGGCGGCACCCGGAAGATACGGGCGATTTCGTCGATCTGGAACTTCCGCGTTTCGAGGAACTGCGCCTGATCCGGCGGGATGGATAACTGCTGGAAGGTCATGCCTTCCTCCAGCACGGCTACATTGTGCCGGTTCGTGCCGGAAAATTGGGCATGCCAGCTTTCCCGCAGTTTGACCGGATCCTTCACGATGCCCGGATGTTCTAAGATGCCGCCCGGTGTAGCACCGTTGGCAAAGAATAACGCACCGTACTGCTCGGCTGCCAGTGACATGCCGATGGCGTTCTTGGCCATGGCAATTGGACTGTAACCGATAAGTCCGTCAAACCCGAGACCCGGAACATGCAGCACCTCATCCTGCGACAGGACAATCTGCTGGCAGCGGTTATCTGCGCCGAACTCGTCCGAGTCTTTGGAGTAGGTGTAAATAAGCTGACCGTTCGCGGCCCGGCTGACATCCATCTTGCTGGGCAGCAGCGGGTACAGTGCAATCGGCTGCCCGGTGCCGTTCCGGATAATCTGTGCATAGGCATTGCCCCATAACAGCAGATGGCTCATGAGCGTTTCCCGGAAGATAAAGCTCGTCATTTCCGGATTGGGAGCATCATGGAGAAGGTTGTACAACGGATGATTGATGGCCTTTTCCTTGCCGCCATCCGGTGTATAACGGTATAGATTAAGCGGCAGTCCGGCGATAGCCTCAGACAGTACCCGGACGCAGGCATAGACCGCCGTTGTCTGCATAGCGGTTCGTTCCGTCACCACATTTCCGGAGGAGGTCGGACCGAACAGGAACGTAAACGCCGTAGACAGGTAGTTTTTCGGCTTGTCGCGCGACTTTTTGCCCCATATACGTTGGAATATACTCATAAAATCAATAACCCCCTTTGGTCATATACGCTTTCGCTGTTGTCGTTGCCGCAGCGGATGGCACGGTCGAGTGCCATAACCGTAGCCACGACACCGTCAATCTTTTCGGTGGATTTCTCTTTATCCGGCTTGATATTGCCTGCCGGATCGGATTTGATGAAGATATTGTCCATCATCCAGCGCAATACCGGATGTCCGCCGTGGGCGATCTTCTTTTCCAGCGTCAGCTTCATCAGTTCCTTGGTGGGAGGACTCATATCCTTGAACCCCTGCCCGAACGGGACGACGGTAAATCCCATCCCCTCGAGATTTTGCACCATCTGCACCGCGCCCCAGCGGTCGAAGGCGATCTCACGGATGTTGTACTGCTCGCCCATGGTTTCGATGAACTTTTCAATGTAGCCGTAATGGACGACATTTCCTTCCGTCGTATGCAGGAATCCCTGTTTCTGCCATACGTCATAAGGGACATGATCCCGCCGGACGCGCAGCGATACGTTTTCCTCCGGTATCCAGAAATAGGGAAGCACAACATAGTTGTCTGCTTCATCCTGCGGCGGAAACACCAGCACAAAAGCTGTAATATCCGTTGTGGAGGATAAGTCCAGTCCGCCGTAGCAGACGCGTCCTTTTAATTCGTCCGGCTGTACAGGAAACGCGCAGGCGTCCCATTTATCTATCGGCATCCAGCGGATTGCCTGCTTGACCCATTGGTTCAGGCGAAGCTGCCGGAAGGCATTTTCCTCGGCGGGATTCTGTCTGGCAGATTCGCAGGCCGCCTTGACCTTGTCCATGCCGACCGTAATGCCAAGCGAGGGATTGGCTTTCTTCCACACCTTGACATCCGTCCAGTCGTCGGTATCCTTGGCACCGTATATCACCGGATAGAAGGTGGCATCGATCTTCCGGCCTGCGATAATATCCAGCGCCTTCTGATGGGTTTCATAGCAGATGGAATGGGTGTCCGTCCCGGCTGTGGTAATAAGGAAGTACAACGGTTGCGTTCGGGCATCACCGGAGCCTTTGGTCATGACATCAAACAGCTTCCGGTTCGGCTGCGTGTGCAGCTCATCGAAAATTACACCGCTTACGTTAAAACCGTGCTTGCTATAGGCATCGGCAGACAAGACCTGGTAAAAGCTGTGCGTAGGAAGGTAGATGATCCGCTTCTGCGAAGCCAGGAGTTTCACCCGCTTGGACAGGGCCGGACACATCCGCACCATATCCGCCGCCACTTCAAAGACAATGGATGCCTGCTGGCGGTCGGCGGCGCAGCCATACACTTCGGCACGTTGTTCCCCGTCACCGCAGCACAATAGGAGTGCTACTGCTGCCGCCAGTTCCGACTTGCCCTGCTTCTTGGGAATCTCGATGTAGGCGGTATTAAACTGCCGGTAGCCGTTCGGTTTTAAGATGCCGAACACATCGCGGATGATCTGCTCCTGCCAGTCGATCAGTTCAAACGGCTTCCCGGCCCAGGTGCCCTTGGTGTGGCAGAGACATTCGATAAAGGACACGGCATAGTCCGCCATGGTCTTGTTGTATTTGGAATCTTTGGCCTTGAATTTTGTGGATCGGTAGCGTTTCAACGTTCGCAAACAGCATCACCTCCTTTGCGGCAGCAAAAAAGACCGCCGAGGTTGGCAGTCTTGGTGTACAAATTATGATATTGTGTAATCATTTCTTTCTGATTGTAAGGCAGCGGTCTATGCCGTACAGCACGTTCAACGTGCTGCCGTTGTCCCAATGCACCAGCAGGCTGCCGGTGTCATCCACACCGACAACCGTTCCCTTTGTACCGATCGGCGGAGCCTGGGCATCATCCATTTTCACCAGTACAATCCGCGTTCCGGCAGGATATGCGCTGCGCAGTTGCTCCAGCCGCTCCTTATTCGGATATCTCATCATGATGTTCTTCCTTTCTGCCGTTTTTAAAGGCCGAGGAGCCGGAAAGGTGCTGCAGGAGCAGCTTCCGTTCGTCCTTGTATTCCTTTCCGATAAAGCCAAGCCGGAGCAGAAAGCAGCGGAAGTCATATTTCTCGTTGATGGATGGGTGTTCCGTTGCCAGCACCCGTTTCTGCTTTTTCGCCAAATGGCAGAGGGCCGTAATGAAATGGGTGTAGGCTTTGACCGTATCGGCATCCGGGCAGCCGGTAAACCAAGGAAATAACACTTTATCCTCTGTTACCTGCATCCGCAGCACATCAGTTTGGAAAACTTTTAACATGAGATTGCTTTTTGCCTGAATCAGTTTCTTCAGGTTTTCCAGTGCCGTATCGATGAAAAAGGAACGCGGCATGGCAATCACCAGGTCGTCTATGTTCTCCTGCTTAGACGCCGAATCGTCAAGTTCTTTGGTAAGATTATTTGGTTCTTCGGCGGTAAATCCTGCTTTTTCCAAACCGGCCAGCACCGTTTGGACAATCTCGCTATCAGTATCTGCTTCGTAGAGCAGGTTTCCGTCCTTGTCGACGGTGAAAGCACCGATAGTATAGGCGCAAGTTGGCATGAATTGGTAGACCGCCTTTTCTCCGGTAAGGGTGCTAACGATTTTCGCCAGTTCCTTACGGCTTTTTCCTTTTGCATGGTACATAATCTTCATGGTATTAAACCCCTTTCATTTTTTTGTCATGTACATATATCACTCTAACCGGCAACTATAGCAAGGGGTTTATACCACAAATTACACGTATTATTCTTATGCTGTCACCATTTTTCCGAGCAGTTTTCCAGTCAGCCACAGGCAACCATCAATCAGCGTCGGCAGAAAGCATTGATCGCGAAACTTGTTCCACCCGGTTTCCTTACCAGCAGATTCCTGCAGCGCGGCTGTGTAGGCATCCGCCACTTCCTTGGCTGCCGGAAGCACCGTTGTATGGAGCCAGGAAATAGTGGCATTCTTGGCATCCTCCTGCACCGAGTCCAGAATGTGTTCCTTGAGTTCGTTCTTAATTGTTTCGATATCCATATTAGTATCTCCCTTCAAAATCTGTTATGCCGCGGGCAATGGCCCGGGCGAAATCATCCGCGTTATTCGTGAGCAGCGCGGCATCATCCTCATTATCAATAAAAGCTGTTTCCACCAGAACGGCGGGCATTGTGGTATCTTTCAGCACGATGAGATTGGGCCGCTCCTTCAGGCCACGATCCACCGTGCCGAGACTCTGCACGATCTGCGACTGGATGCAGGCGGCAAGTTGCGGAGATAGACCGCTATCGTTGGCATAGATAAGCGTTTCTGTACCGCTGGCGCAGCCGCTGTCGGAGTTGCAGTGCAAACTGACGAATACATCAGCAGACCATGCGTTTGCCGTATCCACCACGCAAGGCAGATCCGGTGTTTCTCCTGCCAGATTATCACTTTGCAGGAGCTGCACCTCACAGCCTGCCGTTTCCAGATATGTTTGGACGAGGCTGCCGATTGCAGCCGCCACATCACATTCCCGCAGTCCGGTGTTTGGGTTTACTGCACCGCTGTCCCGTTCCCGGTCATGCCCGGGGTTGATACATACACGCATTATGTTGCCTCCACTTCAGTATAGGTATAGGTCTTTCCATTCCGTGTCACGGTTACCTGTTCGCTCGAGCCGACCTGTTCGATATACCGTTTCACAATGACATCACAGAACTTTTCATCCAGCTCCACCATGTAGCAGCGTCGCTTCGTTTGCTCACAGGCCAGCAGCGTCGAACCGCTGCCGCCGAACGGATCCAGCACAGTGCAGCCGGTCATGCTGGAATTTAGGAGGGGATAGGCTAAAAGCGGTATTGGTTTCATGGTGGGATGGTCCGTATTCTTCTTCGGTTTATCAAACTCCCAGATAGTCGATTCCTTCCGTCCGGTGTACCACTCGTGCTTTCCTTTCTTCTTCCAGCCGTAGAGCACCGGCTCGTGCTGCCACTGATAGGGAGAGCGTCCCAGCACCAGCGATTGCTTCTTCCAGATGCAGCAGCCGGATAAATAAAAACCGGCATCCGAGAAGGCTTTCCTAAAGTTAAGTCCCTCGGTGTCGGCGTGAAACACATAGATGCTGGCATCGTCTGCCATGACGGTGTGCATGCAGGTAAACGCATCATATAAGAATTGGTAGAACTTGTCGTCCTGCAGATGGTCATTCTTGATTTTTCCGGCCCGGCCTTCGTAGTTGACATTATATGGCGGATCGGTGACCACCAGATTGACCGGTGTTCCCTGCAGCAATTGCTGGTATGTTTCCGGCTGGGTGCTGTCGCCGCAGAGCAGACGGTGTGTTCCCAACTGCCATACATCACCTGTTTTGGAAAATACCGGCTTTTTGAGTTCGGCATCCACATCAAAGTCATCATCGTGTACCCCATCCTTTATATCGGCCTTGAACAGGTCATCCAGTTCCGCCGGATCAAACCCGGTAAGCGATACATCAAAGTCGCTGCCCTGCAGGTCGGTAATGAGTAGGGCTAATTTATCCGTATCCCAATCGCCGCTGATTTTATTGAGCGCGATGTTTAAGGCTTTCTCCTTTTCGGTGTCCATGTCGATTACGACGCAGTCGATTTCTGAGATGCCCTCCTGTTGGAGCACCTTTAAGCGCTGGTGTCCGCCGACCACGTTGCCGGTGCGCTTGTTCCAAATGACAGGCTCGACGTAGCCGAACTCGTCCAGCGAACGCTTCAGCTTTTCATATTCCGGATCTCCCGGCTGCAAATCCTTTCTCGGATTATAGGCTGCCGGGATAAGGTCTTGTATGTTCTTTTTGATCAATTCCATAATTATTTTCCTTTCCGTGCCTGCAACAGGTGTTCCATCATCGTATCCTGCGGACTTCCTACAAATGCTGTGGTACAGTTCTGCTTGACGATATCGAAAATCTCATACCAGAGCAGGTTCGCCTGCTTCTGGAATGACTGGCTCATCTGCACAAATGGACTGGTAATCGCACCGCCGGTCGTGGGATGCTTTCCGAGCAGTCCATAGGTGCTGATGGCTTCTTCGCACTGGATATACCGGGCGAATGCCTGGGCATAGGCTTCCAGCAGCCGGGGATTGACGAGCCGTTCGCAGCCGCGGTCCTTCAGCCATTGCCAGGTCTGACGGAACAAGTCGTCCGCACCGAGCGGCTTGCCGTCCCGCTGCCGGGCAGACAAATAGTCGCTGGGATTCGGCATATCCTCGCCGGTGAGATCTGCGGCATCGTTTAAATCCGCCCCTTCTAAGGTGGGTGTCGGTAGGTCGATAATGGTGGCTGCTTTTCCCTTGGCAATCTTATCGGCCAGCGCCTCCGGCTTGTCTCCGGCGCGGATCCGTCTGCCGCCGCGATTAGTTCCGTCCTTGGCCATGGCTGTTCAACTCCTTTCCCATGCGGTAAATCCCCCGTTTGAACTGCAATTTTTGTGCGTGTGACCCCAGCACCGGTCTAGCATTTTGGCGCGCCAGAGATTTTGACAGCCCCTCCTGGGGAAGCGTAGTCACTCGTAGCGGTATTCCTTTCTGGTATGATGCCAGCGGTCGTCCATCTCGGCGGTTATCTTCGAGTGGCACGACTTGCACAGCGCCATAAGGTTCTCTTCATCATGGGTACCACCGCGGGAGAGGGGACGGATATGGTGCACCTCTGTTGCCGGTGTAGTTTTGTGGTTCTTCAGGCACATCTCACACAGAGGATGTTTTCCGATGTACCGATCCCGGATGCGCTTCCACGCTCTGCCGTATCGTTTCTTGACGACAGGGCTGCGCTCGTAGGTTTCATAATATTTGTCCATTAATTTTTGGTGTTTCTCGCAGTACCGGTTCACGGTCAGTTCCTTGCAGCCGGGGTAGGCGCACGGTTTCTTTGGTTTCCAAGGCAAAACGCTCATCTCCAGACATAGCAAAAGCCTTCAAGGGATTGCTCCCTCGAAGGCTTCTCTCACACTTTCATGCTATTAGTATACCACGTAAAGCAGGTAAATGCGTCCGCGATTTTGGACATCATGTCTTTCCAAACAAAAGGATGGCAAAGCACTCATCTCCAGACATAGCAAAAGCCTCCAACGGATTGCTCCCACGAAGGCTTCTCACATTCTTTCATGCTATTAGTAGAGCTCGTCAAACAGATACATGCGTCCGCTACATTACTTATGCGGCTAAAATAATTGGGAATGACTGCCCAAACGATATAGCAGAAGAACAAGTACATCATCTTTGGTTTCATAAACGAGAAGCCAATCTGGATCAATATGGCATTCCCGGCAACCTTTGTATGTTCCACCTAAATCATGGTCTCTATATCTTTCATCCAATTGTTTTCCTTGGGCCAATTGCTCAATGACAGAGAACAGCACATCTATATCTTTGTTCTGCTTCTTTGCCAATTTCAAATCTTTCTTAAATTGAGTGGTGAATTTTACTTTGTACTTCATTTTTCAAGGGCCACACGCAAATCTGTCATATTGGTATACCCTTTTACTTTTTTATCAATGGCGATTCGTTTGCCTTCTTCAATGGCAGATCTAGTTGTTGCATTAGGAACGTCAAGAGTGAGACGGAAGGGAATGCCATTTTCTCGTATCGTTGTTTTTAAGAATATGTTTACCGCCGTCGTCATATTCATTCCCAGAGCATTGAATATTTTCTCAGCCTGATTTTTGACTTCCTTATCCGTCCGGATATTCAAATTTGTATTTACCATATTCAACACCTCCATTTCTGTCTTGAATATAGCATTATTTTTGGCTGATGTCAACACAATGTCAATATAATAAACACATAGCAAAAGCCTCCAAAGGATTTGCTCCCTCGAAGGCTTCTCTCACATTCTTTCATGCTATTAGTATACCACGCAAAACAGGTAAATGCGTCCGCGATTTTGGACATCATGTCTTTCCAAACAAAAGGATGGCAAACTTAGCTAATGCACGATTCTTCCTTTTGTAGGCAGACGACCGTTCGATGTGGAAATGATCAGCGATGGCATAGACAGCGCTCATTTGTGCATCCTCATCAGCATAGAAGGTTTCCAGTACGTACTGCTCGTCGCTGTTTAGCTTATCCCATGCAGGACGGAACCATGCCATGTATTCCACAGCCTGTCGATACCGCTCCTTCAGGATGTCAATATCTGCCAAACCGGAGATGGTATGTTCCTCCGCGGCATGCGGATTGCTGGAGTGCGGCATCCCATCGAAACCGGACGGGTGCAGACTGGTCATGGCAGCATATGCCTGCTTGATATCCTCGCTGGTGTTTTCGATGATGAACTTCATGCTGTCGTAATCCCGGATGGCATCAATAGCACCGCTTCGTTTATTCAGATACTTCCAGATAACACTCATAGGTTGCCTCCTTGCAAGCTGGCCCGGACTGCCTCAATCAGTGCAGCCTGGGTTTTGTTTTTTTCTTTTAATGATTTCATAATGGTTTCATCTATGGTTCCGGCAGTCAGGATGTGATGAATGATGACCGTATCGGTTTGTCCTTGCCGCCAGAGACGGGCATTCGTTTGTTGGTATAATTCCAAGCTCCAGGTTAGTCCAAACCAGACGAGGGTGGAGCCGCCTTGTTGCAGGTTTAGACCATGCCCGGCGGAGGCGGGGTGGAGAATAGCAACGGGAATAACACCAGCGTTCCAATCTGTTATATCCTGCGAAGTTTTGATTTCTCGCACGGTAAACCGCTGCTGGATTCGTACCAAGTCATGCTTGAACCAATACGCAATCAATACGGGTTTGCCATTGGCACCTTCAAGGATATCCTCCAGGGCATCGAGCTTTCGGTCATGAATGGGAATGATTCGTTTTTCCGCATCGTAGACGGCACCATTTGCCATCTGGCATAACTTGTTCGATAAGGCAGCCGCATTTACGGCATCAATTTCTTTCCCATCTAATGAAAGTACAAGCTGGGAACACAAGGTATCATACATGTTTCGTTCCCGCTTCGAGAGTTGTACACTGATTTCATTTCGTACTAATGCTGGCATAGTCAGATACTCCTTGCTTTTCATGGAAATGGTGATGTCTGCGATACGCCGATAGATTTCTTCTTCCGCACCGGGTTTTGGTTTGTAAGAAAAGATCATCTGCTGATTCCGCTTATCCGGTTGGAAGAATTCACTCCGGTAGTGGGTGATAAAGCGACCAAGCCGTTGTCCCATATCCAACAGGCGAAACTCTGCCCAAAGATCCATCAGGCCGTTTGAAGAAGGTGTACCGGTTAGTCCTACGATTCGTTTTACCTTGGGACGAAC